GTTCTGCCTCCCCCGGACGGTAAATATAGGGGAACAATGTACGCGAAAGCGACAGACGTGGCGCGTGTCTACGCCGCGGCAGATGTCGCCTACGCGAACGTACTGCAGCAGAGAGCAGTCAAGTTGGACTTCGCCCCGCCACTGAAGGCACTAGAAACCCTCCACAGACTGTACTATCCGCTGCGCTTCAAAGGGGGCACTTTACCCCCGACACAACACCCGATCCTGGCCGGGCACCAACGTGTCGCAGAAGAGGTTCTGCACAATTTCGCCAGGGGACGTAGCACAGTGCTCGAGATAGGGCCGTCTCTGCACAGCGCACTTAAGCTACATGGGGCACCGAACGCCCCCGTCGCAGACTATCACGGGTGCACCAAGTACGGCACCCGCGACGGCTCGCGACACATTACGGCCTTAGAGTCTAGATCCGTCGCCACAGGCCGGCCCGAGTTCAAGGCCGACGCCTCACTGCTCGCCAACGGCATTGCCTCCCGCACCTTCTGCGTCGACGGAGTCGGCTCTTGCGCGTTCAAATCGCGCGTTGGAATTGCCAATCACTCCCTCTATGACGTGACCCTAGAGGAGCTGGCCAATGCGTTTGAGAACCACGGACTTCACATGGTCCGCGCGTTCATGCACATGCCAGAAGAGCTGCTCTACATGGACAACGTGGTTAATGCCGAGCTCGGCTACCGCTTCCACGTTATTGAAGAGCCTATGGCTGTGAAGGACTGCGCATTCCAGGGGGGGGACCTCCGTCTCCACTTCCCTGAGTTGGACTTCATCAACGAGAGCCAAGAGCGGCGCATCGAGAGGCTGGCCGCCCGCGGCTCCTACTCCAGACGCGCCGTCATTTTCTCCGGCGACGACGACTGGGGTGATGCGTACTTACACGACTTCCACACATGGCTCGCCTACCTACTGGTGAGGAACTACCCCACTCCGTTTGGTTTCTCACTCCATATAGAAGTCCAGAGGCGCCACGGCTCCAGCATTGAGCTGCGCATCACTCGCGCGCCACCTGGAGACCGCATGCTGGCCGTCGTCCCAAGGACGTCCCAAGGCCTCTGCAGAATCCCAAACATCTTTTATTACGCCGACGCGTCGGGCACTGAGCATAAGACCATCCTTACGTCACAGCACAAAGTCAACATGCTGCTCAATTTTATGCAAACGCGTCCTGAGAAGGAACTAGTCGACATGACCGTCTTGATGTCGTTCGCGCGCGCTAGGCTGCGCGCGATCGTGGTCGCCTCAGAAGTCACCGAGAGCTCCTGGAACATCTCACCGGCTGACCTGGTCCGCACTGTCGTGTCTCTTTACGTCCTCCACATCATCGAGCGCCGAAGGGCTGCGGTCGCTGTCAAGACCGCCAAGGACGACGTCTTTGGAGAGACTTCGTTCTGGGAGAGTCTCAAGCACGTCTTGGGCTCCTGTTGCGGTCTGCGCAACCTCAAAGGCACCGACGTCGTCTTTACTAAGCGCGTCGTCGATAAGTACCGAGTCCACTCGCTCGGAGACATAATCTGCGACGTCCGCCTGTCCCCTGAACAGGTCGGCTTCCTGCCGTCCCGCGTACCACCTGCCCGCGTCTTTCACGACAGGGAAGAGCTTGAGGTCCTTCGCGAAGCTGGCTGCTACAACGAACGTCCGGTACCTTCCACTCCTCCTGTGGAGGAGCCCCAAGGTTTCGACGCCGACTTGTGGCACGCGACCGCGGCCTCACTCCCCGAGTACCGCGCCACCTTGCAGGCAGGTCTCAACACCGACGTCAAGCAGCTCAAGATCACCCTCGAGAACGCCCTCAAGACCATCGACGGGCTCACCCTCTCCCCAGTCAGAGGCCTCGAGATGTACGAGGGCCCGCCAGGCAGCGGCAAGACGGGCACCCTCATCGCCGCCCTTGAGGCCGCGGGCGGTAAAGCACTTTACGTGGCACCCACCAGAGAACTGAGAGAGGCTATGGACCGGCGGATCAAACCGCCGTCCGCCTCGCGTACGCAACATGTCGCCCTTGCGATTCTCCGTCGTGCCACCGCCGAGGGCGCCCCTTTCGCTACCGTGGTTATCGACGAGTGCTTCATGTTCCCGCTCGTGTACGTCGCGATCGTGCACGCCTTGTCCCCGAGCTCACGAATAGTCCTTGTAGGGGACGTCCACCAAATCGGGTTTATAGACTTCCAAGGCACAAGCGCGAACATGCCGCTCGTTCGCGACGTCGTTAAGCAGTGCCGTCGGCGCACTTTCAACCAAACCAAGCGCTGTCCGGCCGACGTCGTTGCCACCACGTTTTTCCAGAGCTTGTACCCCGGGTGCACAACCACCTCAGGGTGCGTCGCATCCATCAGCCACGTCGCCCCAGACTACCGCAACAGCCAGGCGCAAACGCTCTGCTTCACGCAGGAGGAAAAGTCGCGCCACGGGGCTGAGGGCGCGATGACTGTGCACGAAGCGCAGGGACGCACTTTTGCGTCTGTCATTCTGCATTACAACGGCTCCACAGCAGAGCAGAAGCTCCTCGCTGAGAAGTCGCACCTTCTAGTCGGCATCACGCGCCACACCAACCACCTGTACATCCGCGACCCGACAGGTGACATTGAGAGACAACTCAACCATAGCGCGAAAGCCGAGGTGTTTACAGACATCCCTGCACCCCTGGAGATCACGACTGTCAAACCGAGTGAAGAGGTGCAGCGCAACGAAGTGATGGCAACGATACCCCCGCAGAGTCCCACGCCGCACGGAGCAATCCATCTGCTCCGCAAGAACTTCGGGGACCAACCCGACTGTGGCTGTGTCGCTTTGGCGAAGACCGGCTACGAGGTGTTTGGCGGTCGTGCCAAAATCAACGTAGAGCTTGCCGAACCCGACGCGACCCCGAAGCCGCATAGGGCGTTCCAGGAAGGGGTACAGTGGGTCAAGGTCACCAACGCGTCTAACAAACACCAGGCGCTCCAGACGCTGTTGTCCCGCTACACCAAGCGAAGCGCTGACCTGCCGCTACACGAAGCTAAGGAGGACGTCAAACGCATGCTAAACTCGCTTGACCGACATTGGGACTGGACTGTCACTGAAGACGCCCGTGACCGAGCTGTCTTCGAGACCCAGCTCAAGTTCACCCAACGCGGCGGCACCGTCGAAGACCTGCTGGAGCCAGACGACCCCTACATCCGTGACATAGACTTCCTTATGAAGACTCAGCAGAAAGTGTCGCCCAAGCCGATCAATACGGGCAAGGTCGGGCAGGGGATCGCCGCTCACTCAAAGTCTCTCAACTTCGTCCTCGCCGCTTGGATACGCATACTCGAGGAGATACTCCGTACCGGGAGCCGCACGGTCCGGTACAGCAACGGTCTCCCCGACGAAGAAGAGGCCATGCTGCTCGAAGCGAAGATCAATCAAGTCCCACACGCCACGTTCGTCTCGGCGGACTGGACCGAGTTTGACACCGCCCACAATAACACGAGTGAGCTGCTCTTCGCCGCCCTTTTAGAGCGCATCGGCACGCCTGCAGCTGCCGTTAATCTATTCAGAGAACGGTGTGGGAAACGCACCTTGCGAGCGAAGGGTCTAGGCTCCGTTGAAGTCGACGGTCTGCTCGACTCCGGCGCAGCTTGGACGCCTTGCCGCAACACCATCTTCTCTGCCGCCGTCATGCTCACGCTCTTCCGCGGCGTCAAGTTCGCAGCTTTCAAAGGCGACGACTCGCTCCTCTGTGGTAGCCATTACCTCCGTTTCGACGCTAGCCGCCTTCACATGGGCGAACGTTACAAGACCAAACATTTGAAGGTCGAGGTGCAGAAAATCGTGCCGTACATCGGACTCCTCGTCTCCGCTGAGCAGGTCGTCCTCGACCCTGTCAGGAGCGCTCTCAAGATATTTGGGCGCTGCTACACAAGCGAACTCCTTTACTCCAAGTACGTGGAGGCTGTGAGAGACATCACCAAGGGCTGGAGTGACGCCCGCTACCACAGCCTCCTGTGCCACATGTCAGCATGCTACTACAATTACGCGCCGGAGTCTGCGGCGTACATCATCGACGCTGTTGTTCGCTTTGGGCGCGGCGACTTCCCGTTTGAACAACTGCGCGTGGTGCGTGCCCATGTGCAGGCACCCGACGCTTACAGCAGCACGTATCCGGCTAACGTGCGCGCATCGTGCCTTGACCACGTCTTCGAGCCCCGCCAGGCCGCCGCCCCGGCAGGTTTCGTTGCGACATGTGCGAAGCCGGAAACGCCTTCTTCACTTACCGCGAAAGCTGGTGTTTCTGCGACTACAAGCCACGTTGCGACTGGGACTGCGCCCCCGGAGTCTCCATGGGATGCACCTGCAGCCAACAGCTTTTCGGAGTTATTGACACCGGAGACCCCGTCCACATCATCCTCGGCCGTCATCGTCTTCATCGGACTCCTCTACATCGTGTGGAAGGTCGCTCAGTGGTGGAGACACCGCAAGAGGACAGAAGACTTGAACAGCAGAAAGCCGCCTTCGCAAGACAGGCAATCACGCTCGTCTGAATGTCTGGACAGAAGCGGAGAAAGGACAGGCAGTTCGTTAACTGCCCCCACTGCTCCGAGCCCCTCATTCTCATTTTCGGAAAGAGCTCGACTGGCGACCGGGCCGACTGTCGCCGCTGCGACATCACCTTCGGCAACCCCATCCTGCGCCACGGACCAGGTTGCCGCGAGGACCACGCCGGACTTTGCGCCTTTCCTGGGTTCCCAGTCTGCCCGTGCTGTCTCGAAGCCGTACCGGCCCCCCACGACTGCCCGTTGGAAAGAAGTCACCCCGCTCCACGCGTGGAAGGGCGTGACCGGAGACCGACCGGAAGTCAGGGAGGACCCGGAGACAGCGGCGGTCGTCCAGGCTCTGATCAGCGGCCGTTATCCTCAGAAGACGAAGCTTTCCTCCGACGCATCCAAAGGCTACTCAAGAACTAAGGGATGCTCACAATCCACCTCTTTTCCTGCCCCGAGTGCGGATTACCAGGCCCGCGACTGCCAGACAGTCCGAGTCTGCCGCGCCGCTGCAGAGATGGCGCGCTCATGTATTCACGAGCCGTTGGCTTCATCTGCCGCCAGTGCCGACTTGAAGCGCATACGCTCTACCTCGGACTCTGTTCCCGATGTAAAGATCAGCAAGAGCGCATGAAGGAACAAAATTAGTTTCCTTGTTCGTAAACAAGGTGGTCCCTCCCATTGAGGTAAAGACTCTGGTGAGTCCTCAACGTTACTCGTTGAGTCTGCTGCGGTTCGATTCCATTCCCAAGCAGCAAAGGGTGCGCAACTAGTACGGCGCCCCCTGGGATACCA